TGATACAATAACAACAACTAACGTTACAGCTACTCATAATACACTAACACATACTGTTGGTACTGGTGCAACATTTACTGGTTCATTCCATCTTGGTAGTGGAGGAACAAATTATAGATTCCCTGTAGCACGTGGTGCAAACGATCAGATTCTAATTTCTGATGCCAATGGACAACTTGCATTTGAAGATGTTCCAGGTACATTGGTTATCAGTGCAGGTTATGCATCTACTGATGCAGTACAACTCTTACCAGATGTACTTACAATCGCTGCAACCGATAATGAGACTAAGACTACCTTAACTAATAATAAGATCACTGTAGGACTCGCCACGGACGTTAAAGTGGGTGGTGGGCTAACAGTTACCAATAACTGTCACATTATAGGTAATCTTACTGTTGATGGTACTGAGACCGTTTTAAACACCATACGGCTAGATGTACAGGACAATAAGGTTGGTGTAGGATCTACTTCTACTGCAAGTAATACTACCGCAAATGGTTGTGGATATTTTGTTCATGGTGGTGCTGGTGGTGATAAAGAGATTCTTTACTTACATTCTAAGACTGCATTTACAACAAACCAAAACTGGCTACCAGTTAGTGATGATTCTAAAGACTTAGGTGCAGCTGATCAACAATGGAGGAATTTATATGTTGATGGAACTGGATATATTGATTCATTAGAAGTTCATGATCAAGCAACTTTCTTTGCTAATGTTGATGTAGAATTTAGAGGCGCTACATCTGGTGAGAATATTGTTTGGGATTCTTCTGAAGGAACTCTTGATATTAAAGATGATGTTAAGGTGATGATCGGCGATGGCGATGATCTTCAGCTGTTTCACGATGGCTCAAATAGTTACATTTCTGATGTTAGTGGTCAAGGTGGTCTAATAATTCGTTCTAATGATGTAAATATAGAATCAGCAAATGGTGGTGCAAAATTAATAAGGGCAACAGAAACTTCAGATGTAGAGTTATATTTTAATGGAAACCAAAAATTTGCTACTACTAACACAGGAACAAACGTAACGGGTGTTCACGTTGACGATGGTGCGACTCATGATGGTGATGTAACCTTCACTGGCGCATCACATAATGTGGTATGGGATAAGTCTGATGATCAACTAGAATTTGCTGATAATGCAACAGCAACATTTGGTTCTTCAGATGATCTAAAAATACGACATACAGGAACAAAATCTGAAATCACTAATCATGGTGGTACTGGTGATCTTTTAATTGTTGGTAATGGTAGTAATAATGTAGTAATACAAGCTAAAAATGGTGAGAACTCTGGTATCTTTGATTCAGATGGCCCAGTAAAATTATTCTATGATGCAGCTGAAAAACTAAGTACTGAGGCTTACGGTATTGACGTAACTGGTACTACACAATCAGATACTTTAATCGTAACTGGTGTATCAACAGTTGCATCTATGATCTTCTCTGCTGGTACTAATACCAATGGAGTCGCATACTTTAATGCTAGTGGTCAAGTGACCTCTACCATAAATCCTAGTAACTCTGTTACAACTTCATTTAAAATTTTAACTACTGACACCAACGGTGTCCCGACTTGGACTTCAACAATTGACTGTGGCACATTCTAACGAAATTAATTTCAACATTCTACTCGAATTAACTCTTGCAAAAGTTAATGCACTAACAAAAGAAAACTTATTACTTGAGGCTAAATCAAGAACACTTCAAGAAACAATAGATCAATTAGAAACTGATTATGGTGAAGCTAAAAAAGCTCTTGCAGAACAATCGGTCAACAAAACTACCAAACCTAAACCAATAAATAAGTAAAAGCTAGCGTATATTCATGGCCAAACCTAGTTCCAGACAAGAATTAATTGATTATTGCCTCAGGCAACTAGGAGAGCCTGTATTGGAAGTTAACGTTGATGAAGATCAAATTGAAGACGCTGTAGATGATGCGATTCAATTCTTCCATGAACGTCATTTTGATGGTGTTGAGAAAATGTATCTCAAACATCAAATCACTGAGGATATGATTGATGCTGCAAGATCTGAAACTGTAGCCTCAACAGGTATATCTTCTAGTATTTTTAATGGTGGTGCAGCTGCTACTGTAAGTGTTAGTGCAAATAATGTTATTATACCTAATCATGGATTAGTTACTGGTTCACCAATAGAATATAGTTTTGGGCCAGGTAATACTACTATTGCAATTGCAAGTGCAACTTTAAATAGTGTTGGTGTTACTACTGCACTTGGAATTGGTACTGATAGTCAAAAACTTTGGGCGATTGCAGATAATAGAAATGAAATCAGATTTGCTGCAACTAAGGAAGATGCAGGAAATGGTGTTGCACTTGATATAACTGCAGTAGGATCTGGATCAACACACTTTATAACAAGTAAATCTGAGTGGACTGAACAAAGAAATTATATTGAAGTACCAGATCATATTATTGGTATTAATGGTATTTTTAGATTCGATGATAATACTATTTCCCAGAATATGTTCAGTATATCGTATCAGATATTCTTGAATGATGTTTATAACTTTAGTTCTATTGAACTACTTAACTATTCGATGGTTAAACAGTATCTTGAGACTATCCAATTCTTAATTAGTCCAGATAAGAAAGTTAGATTTAATAAACGTGGTAATAAATTGTATATTGATATGGATTGGAAATCTGCAACAGCAGATCAATTCTTAGTTATAGATTGTTATAGAGTTCTAGATCCAACTCAAAACACAGAAGTATTCAATGATAGTTTCTTAAAGAGATATGTTACTGCACTTATTAAGAAACAATGGGGCGTGAACTTAACTAAGTTCCAAGGTGTTAAACTTCCTGGTGGTATTGAATTAAATGGTCGTCAAATCTATGAGGATGCACAAGTAGAATTAGGCGAATTGAAACAGAGAATGACATACGATTACGAAACACCACCTCTTGATCTGATTGGATAATGGCTTTAAATTCATATTTCCTACAGGGTTCTGCGTCAGAACAAAGACTAGTCCAAGATCTTATCAACGAACAGTTGAAGATTTATGGAATAGATGTATTCTACATGCCTAGAAAGTTTATAGGAACTGATGATTTAATGAAAGAAAATATTGTTGCAAGATTTGATGATAGTTTTGCATTAGAGGCATATATTCAAAACTATGAAGGTTTTCAGGGATCTGGAGATCTAATGACAAAGTTTGGTGTAAGAACCACTGATGAATTAACTCTTGTTATTTCTAAGGAAAGATATGAAGATTTTATATCAACTTTTTATACAGATGGTGATGATGAGACCAAATTAACATCTAGACCAAAGGAAGGAGATTTAATATATTTTCCATTATCAGATAGTCTTTTTGAAATTAAGTTTGTAGAACATGAGAATCCATTCTACCAACTTGGTAAACTTTATATGTATCAATTAACTTGTGAATTATATGAATATGAGGATGCAATTATTGATACAAGTATTGCACAAATTGATGATAATGCAGAAGATGATGGATTTATAATACCTTTAACACTTACTGGATATGGTGATACAGCTAAATTTAATGCTGGTATAACCACTTATTTTGGTGTTAATACAATTACATTAATTAATGATGGTTTTGGATATACTAGTCCACCTGCTGTTGCAATTAGTACATCACCCAGAGGTATGACAATTGCAAATGCAACTGCTGTAGCTATTACTACTGCAATAGGTGCTGGATCTACTACATTCTCAGTTAAAGAAATTGTAATAACAAATAGTGGATTTGGTTATACTCAGGCACCAACAGTTACTATAAGTGGTGCTGATGGTTCTGGTGCAAGTGCAATAGCTGGTATTGGAAGTAATCATATTAAGATATTGAGTGATGGTTCTGAACTTGGTGGTAGTAAGTATGCACTTACTCCTACTGTTGCAATTGGCACTTCTCCAGTTGGACTTGCTACTGCAAATGCAACAGCTGTTGCAGTTGTTAGTGCTGCTGGAACTATTAGTGATATTAGATTTACTAATGCAGGATTTGGATATACTCAGGCTCCAATTATAACTATTCAACCACCAGGATCTGCAGGTATGGGAACTGGTAACTTCTTCTTGAATGAAGTGATTAAGGGTCAGAGTTCTCTTACAACTGCAATTGTTAAAGATTGGGATTTTGATACTAAGATACTTAAAATTTCAAACATGGCTGGTAACTTTGCATTAAATGAAGTCATTGTTGGATCTGCAACAACAAATGAGTTCCCAGGTATGGGTCAAACCGCAAGTTATACAATTTATAAAATAGGAGAAGATAATTTCCAAGATGATGCATTTGCGAATAATGTTCTTATAGAGAATGAAGCTGATAGTGGACTTCTCGACTTTACAGAATCTAATCCTTTCGGTAATTTCTAAATAGTAAGATGGATAATAAAAAACCATTACATAGATTACCAATAGATAATTGGTTTGATGATATACCACACCCCCATGATAGTATGCCAATAGCAACTGATGAAAATCCAAGACCAGAAGAAGAAATAGCTGATGATATCACTATGCATGAAAGAATGTATGAAATCGCTACTTCTAAATATAATCCATTCTCTGTCGGTGGATCTGAACAACTTAAATAGGTAAAAAAATGTTAGGTCAATACTTCTATCATGAAATTCTAAGAAAAACTGTTATAGGTTTTGGTACGTTATTTAATGGGATAGAAATTCGTCATCAAGCTGATGATGGTGCGACAGTTAGTAGAATGAAGGTGCCATTAGCATATGGCCCGATGCAGAAGTTTCTTGCAAAGATAGAACAACAACCAACCATACAAGGTAGGCCTGCAATTACTCTACCTCGTATGTCATTTGAAATGACAACTTTAAATTATGATCCATCACGTAAAGCATCTATAACTCAAACATTTAGAAGTTTAAATGACGGAAATGTAGATACTGCAAAGAAAGTTTATATGCCTGTTCCGTATAATGTTGGATTTATGCTTAGTATTGCAACTAAGTTGAATGATGATATGTTGCAAATTATGGAACAGATTCTTCCATATTTTCAGCCAGGTCTTAACATAACACTTAATCTTATTTCCTCAATTAATGAAAAGAGAGATATACCAATAATTCTTGAAAGTATTAATATGAGTGATGATTATGAAGGTAGTTTTGATAATCGTCGTGCAATGATTACGACTATGCAATTTAGTGCCAAGGTTTATATGTTTGGTGCAGTTGCTGATAGTCCAGATGGTCTTATTAAGAAAGTTAATGTTGATTACTTTACTGATACTAATAGGGTAGTTGCAAAACGTGAACAGAGATACTCTGCAACTCCAAGAGCAATTAAAGATTATAATGATGATAATACTAATGCACTTAACAAGGCATTAGCTGCAGAACAAACAGTACTTTCTGTTAACAGTTCTGCTAACTTCTCTGTTGATGATTACATCACTATTAGTGGTGAGAACATGCAGATTCGTTCTATTAAAGGAAATGAACTTACTGTATACAGAGGTGTTGATGGAACTAATGTAATTGATCATGTATCTGGTTCTACTATAGATATAATCAGTGGATCTAGAGATGCTTCATTACCACTTACTGGTGATGATGCACTTATTGCTTCTGGTGATGATTTTGGATTTAATGAAATGTCCTCTTTCTTCTCAGACTTTAAAGAATATTCCCCATCACAAGGTAAGGACGTATAAATTATGAAATTTGATGAAATTGATGATGCTCTTGAAATTGTAACAGATAAATCTAAACCAATTGAGATTGAAGATGTGAAATCTGTTAAATATGAAAAGGATGATTTGGATCGTGATTATGAGTACACTCGTGGCAATCTTTATTCATTGATAGAGAAAGGTCAAGAGGCTATTGACGGTATTATGGAAATCTCTCAGGAGAGTGGATCTGCTAGAGCTTATGAAGTTACTGGACAGATAATCAAAAGTGTGGCTGATGCCACAGATAAATTATTAGACCTACAGAAAAAGGTTAAAGACATAAAGGAACCTAAAGATAAGGGGCCAAATAATGTAACCAATGCACTTTTTGTTGGGTCAACTGCTGAATTACAAAAACTACTGAAAAAGGGGAAATTAGATGACTGAAAAACCTAAAGAAGAAGACTTGAACGAAGAAGTCAAAGAGGAAGAACTAGAGGAGAAACCTAAAGAGAAAGGTGTTCTTGGTAAAATGGCTGATGCTATTGTTCCTGATCATGATGAACAATTAGCTATAATTAGTACATTTGTACGTCTCGGCATTTTGGTTTGGAGTGGCGGAATTTTGACTTTAAATTACGTGGCCATCCCAAATTTCCCACAAAAGAATATAGATCCAACATTTATAGCTTCGGTTTTTACTGGAGTTTTGGCTACTTTTGGCGTTCAAACAGCTAAGAATAAACAGAATGGTAATGGATCACCTAAACCTTCAATATCTAAATCAGATATGGAGAAGTTAATTGAGAAGGCATCACAAACTGCACCTGCTCAAATCATTAGAATTGAACAGGCACCTCTTAATTTAACTACACAGGCACAAACACCTGCATCTGAAAAACCACCTGTTACATAAATAAAACACTTAATGACAATTCATCGAATTAGATTATCTAAAATGCAAAAATTTGTAAATGTACTTGCTATTGCGTCTAGCGTTGTATCTCTTGCCGTTGTTGGTAGTGGGTTATACGTATATGTCAATAGAGCATCAATCATTGATGGAATTAAATCTCAAGCTTTGGAATCAGTTACTGGATCTCTCGGAGGTCTGGGTGGACTTGGTGGAGCAACTGGGGGAGCGCTTCCTCTAGGTACTAATGATCTAGCACCTAGTACTCCACAAGCATCTGCTCCACAAGCATTACCTGTACCTAATTCACCATTCTAATTATGGAAACAATTATTAAAGATCTTCCAATACCGAAGGAAGCACAAAAAATGATAGAGGAAGTTCCTGTTATTCAGGAACTTATTGAACCAGAACCACAAGGTATTGGTTGGGGAACTGGTATTGGTATAGCTGCACTAGGAATAATACTTGTTGCAGCATTTGCTAAGTATAAGTGTAAGAAGTAGTGGACATTCAAAAAGTTGCTAGTACAGGAACTGCTGTTGCAGTACTTGGTGGTGGTACACTAATGGGTGGTAATTATGCACTTGATCAGGCAACTGGTGGGCCTGAAAAAAGAATCAAAGCAAAACAATCCGAACTTCAAATCATAGTAAGAGAAGAAGTTCGTAGTGCTTTACGAGAGATGCTACCTGCATCAACAGGTGGCGTTGTTCGTATAGATACACCAGGCGATTATAGAAAAGAGGTTCCTAAATGATTTTTTCAGTACTAAATGTTGTAGAGGCTTGGAATGAGATCTCATGGGCAGATGCTATTCC